AATTAGATAATGAGTTACACTTTTCAAAATTTAAAAGACAATGTTAGAGATTACACTGAAGTTGATGACACAGTTTTAACTGATGCAATATTAACTACAATGACTAAAAATGCTGAAAACAGAATTTATAGAGATGCGGATTCTGATGACAATAGATTCTATGCTACATCAAATTTAGCTGCTGGTAACAGGTATGTAACTATTCCATCTGATTTAAGAGTCATACGATACATTCAATTGTTAGACACAACAGTAACACCAAACGTTCAAGTTTTTTTAGAAAAAAAAGATACTTCTTATATGGCTGAATACTACAATAGACCTTCAGTTCAATCTGGAATTCCAAGATACTATGCTAATTGGGATGCTAATTTTTGGGTAGTATCACCTACACCAAACGCAACCTATGCTATTACAATGGCATATATAAAACAACCCTCTTCAATTAGTGCATCTAATTCTACAACAACTTATTTGAGCAATAAATATCAAGATTTACTTTTGTATGCTACTCTGGTAGAAGCATATGGATACTTGAAAGGACCAGCAGATATGTTACAATACTACGAGCAGTCTTATCAAAGAGCTTTACAAACGTACGCGATCGAACAACAAGGTCGTAGACGCCGAGACGAATATCAAGATGGTGTTATTCGAACTCCTTTAAAATCACCATCACCATAATAAGGAGATAAAAGAATGGCAAATATAGTACCAAATTCCTTTAAGTCAGGTCTGTTAAAAGGCGTATTTAATTTTGATACATCTGGTAACGGAGGAAATACATTTAAGTGTGCTTTATATACCAGCATTGCAGGATACAGTGTAACGTCAACAACGTACTCAACAAGTAATGAAGTTGGCACGTCGGGTACATCGTATTCGGCAGGTGGAAATAATTTAACAAACAATGGAGTTGCAGGAACAACGACTGCATACGTTGATTTTGCTGATTTAACTTTCCCATCTGTAACGTTAACTGCTGCAGGAGCTGCAATATATAAATCAACAGGTGGCGGAAACGAGCTTGTCCTAGTATTAGATTTTGGTGGCAATAAAACAGCAACAAACGGAGACTTTATTATTCAGTTTCCTACTGCTGATGCATCAAACGCTATTATTAGATTAGGCGACGCTTAATAGTTAGGAATTAAATTAATGGCTTTTGTATTAAACGACAGAGTTAAACAGACTAGTACATCTACTGGTACAGGAACGATAAACTTATCAGCTTCTGCTGAAACAGGTTTTGAAACTTTTGTTGCTGGTATTGGAACTACAAACAGTACATTCTACTGTATTTCACATGATGGAACTTCTGAATTTGAGGTCGGTATTGGAACTGTAACAGATGCAACACCTGATACGCTTTCTAGAGATACCGTTATCTCCTCTTCAAATTCAGATAACAAAGTGAATTTTACAGCGGGAACTAAAACTGTATTTTGTACTTACCCTGCAAAACGAGCTCCGTCTGCAAGTATGACAGCTACAACTTACATAACAACTCACGCTTCAACTATTTCTGATACACAAACAATGGATTCAGGAGTATTAGCGGGTCCAGTGACTGTATCAGGAAGTGTAACAGTAACAGGTAATTTGGTAATTATATAATGAGTCAGATAGAAGTAGATAAAATAATTCCACAGTCAG